ATGGGGAACATTGATCAGCCCGGATCAGAAGCATACAACCGCTTTGGCGCTGGCCGTGGTTATGCCAAGACCATGGAAGAAGAGAGTGAAGCCGCTCGCGCACCTATGCATGCTCCCGCCGCTGCTCCTGCACCTTCTGCACGTCCTATGTCTGATGACATGTATTCGGACTATGGCTCAAGCTCTGGTTCTGGTGCTGCCGGTACAGGCGAAACAATCAAGCCTACTCGTCAGGTGATGACTAAGCCTACATTGCCTGCGTCTAAGCCTACTGCCCCTGCCGCAGCCGCAGTTCCCAGTTTGCGTAACACTGGCCCTATGCGTGGTGACTTGGCGAACAAGCCTGCCACAACCGCTAACTACAGCAATGAAGGCCGTAGCAGACCTGCTCCAGTCGCTCCTGCGAAGCCTTCTATGGATGTGCCCGGCATGAGAGAAAGCGCTAAAACCGCTTTGGCCGATGATCCCACTGCATTGATTGGCGGCGCTGGAGCCGCTGCTGCCGCTTTATTGGCACGTAGCAAGCTGGGCAAAATGTTTAGAGGCGCAAAGAAAGCTGCCGATAAATCTCCGTACCTCAAAGAAATTGGTATGGAACCCAAAAAGCTGACTGGCTCTAAACGTACGGATAGTGAAAGTAAAAAAGCCGATAAAGCATATGACAAACTGAAAAACAGCAAATTCACTAAAAAAAGTGATGATGATGTTACCGATGTTACGGCTAAAAAACGCGGCGGCATGGTTAAGAAGTATGCTTCAGGCGGAATGGTTTCATCTGCGTCTAGACGTGCTGACGGTATTGCCACTAAAGGCAAGACTCGTTGCAAGATTTGCTAAAGGATTAACATGAAACGCAGTGTAAACGACTACGATAAAACCTCAGGTGGCGGTTATCAAATTCCACGCACTCAGACTAAAAGTCGAGATCAAGAAGCGTTGGATTACCTAGGGGGTGGTTTAGGGCTTGCAGGTGCTGCTGCAACCGCAGCGATGGCTATGAGTCCTAAAAGGACAAATGAAGATCGTCGTGAAGCTGCTGAAGCTGCCAAACGTGAATCTGATGCTGCAATAAAGCGTGAAATGCGAGGCGTTCAAAAGCCTGCTAACTTTGATGCAATCGAAGAAGCCAAGCGTGATGCTAAAGATGCACGTGACCGCAAGAAGATTAGCGACATGGGTTACAAAAGCGGTGGCAAAGTTTCTTCCGCATCTAGCCGTGCTGATGGTTGCGCCACAAAAGGTAAAACTAAAGGCACTATGATTACCATGAAAGGCGGCGGCTACGCCTGTTAAATTATGATGGCAAGCCGTGGTATGGGAGCTATATCTCCAAGTAAGATGCCTAGCGGGAAGCGAAAAGCCCGCCGGGATAACACGGACTTCACGCAGTATGCTGAAGGCGGTAAGGTCAACGCTGCTGGCAACTACACCAAGCCCGGCCTGCGTAAGCGAATTGTGTCTCAGGTCAAAGCTGCGGCAACTCACGGTACAGGCGCAGGCCAATGGTCTGCTCGTAAAGCGCAACTTGTTGCTAAGAAATACAAGGAAGCTGGCGGAGGGTACAGAGATTGAAAGCGCCTCAGAAATCACTCAAAGATTGGGGCGACCAGAAATGGCGCACTAAGTCTGGTAAACCGTCAAGCAAGACGGGTGAGCGATATTTGCCTGAAGCAGCAATTAAATCTTTGTCCCCCCAAGAGTATGCGGCCACAACCAAGGCCAAACGTGCTGGCAAAGCATCTGGCAAACAATTTGTAGCCCAACCAAAAGCAATAGCAAAGAAAACGGCAGGATTTAGATGACCACTACCGGCTCAACCCTCTTTAATCTTGACTTCACGGAAATTGCCGAGGAAGCATGGGAGCGTGCGGGCCGGGAGATGCGTTCAGGCTATGACTTGCGTACAGCACGCAGATCAATGAACCTGATGACCATTGAGTGGCAGAACCGTGGCATCAACATGTGGACGATGGAGCAAGGTTTCATTAACCTGACTCCGGGTCTGGCAACCTATGCGTTGCCTACAGACACAATTGATTTGCTGGAACAGTTGATTCGCACTGGCGCAAATACAGCTTCAACTCAGGCTGATCTGACAATCACCCGCATTAGTGTTTCTACCTATGCCACTATTCCAAACAAACTCCAACAAGCAAGACCAATCCAAGTCTGGGTTCAGAGATTGTCTGGCGAAGTTAATCCAACAGCTTCGGTGCTTGATGGAGCCATCACTTCCACGGACACCACGCTCACGCTTAACACGGTGGTTGGACTAGCCGGTTCAGGCTTTCTCCGTTTGGGTACAGAAGATATTTACTACACCTACATATCAGGGAATACCCTTGGTGGTGTATTCCGTGGCCAGAACAACAGTACAGCCGCTGCACATGCAGATGGTACTGCGGTGTTTGTTCCTCAACTTCCTGCGGTTACTGTGTGGCCTACGCCAGACAATTCAACGCCATATCAGTTTGTTTACTGGAGACTGCGCCGAGTCCAAGATGCTGGCGCTGGTATGGAGACAGCAGACATGAACTTCCGCTTCCTGCCTTGTTTGGTTGCAGGCCTAGCCTACTACATTGCTATGAAAGTGCCTGAGTTGCAGGGACGTTTGGACATGCTCAAGGCTGCATACAACGAGCAATTTGATCTTGCCGCTGGCGAAGACAGAGAAAAAGCTGCTGTTAGATTTGTGCCCCGTCAGATGTTTATTGGTGGGAGTATGTAATGGGTAACCGATTTGCATCCGGCAAGATAGCGATTGCTGAATGTGATCGGTGCGGCCAGCAATACAAACTCAAGCAGCTTAAGACTGAGATCATTAAGCAGCGTCAATTTCAGTTGTTGGTGTGCCCAGAATGCTGGGATCCAGATCAACCGCAGTTAATGCTAGGAACATTCCCCGTGGATGATCCTCAAGCCCTACGCAATCCGCGTAAAGATACAACGTATGTCACCTCTGGTGTAAACGTTAACGGTAATTTGTCTGGTGGCTCGCGAGACATTCAGTGGGGCTGGCAGCCTGTTGGTGGAGCCAGTTTAAATGATGCAGGATTGACACCAAACTACTTGGTGGCAACGACATTTGTTGGTACAGTAACGATATCTTAAGGAGTTTAAACATGGCTTACACACGATCAGCCGACGGCATTGCTAAAAAAGGCAAAACTGAAGGAAAAAATTTGGGCAATAGCGGCCCCAACCAAAAGGAAATGATGGGCGGCACGGGCAAAGGTAAGGGTAAAACCAATGCCGATATGTTGTCTATGGGTCGTAACTTGGCAAAGATTGCCGCACAGAAACGAGGCTAATCATGGCTACATTTAGCAAAAAGATGATGGGCAAAGAAGTTGGTGATGCCAAAGTCTACGCCACACCACACACAATGACTGGTAAGGTTGTTAAAGCTTCTGAAAACCCCGGCAGTGGTTCTGACCACAGTGATGCTGGAACAGTCAATATGGCTGTAGGTAACGTTTATCGCCGTGCACAGCCAGCAGCTAAAACAACTGGCATCAAAATGCGTGGCGCAGGTGCGGCTACCAAAGGCGTTATGAGCAGAGGCCCAATGGCATGAATTACGCCGACCTTGTCACGCAGGTAAGTGATTACTGCGAGAACTCTTTCCCAACTGACAATATGAATACGTTCATTCGTCAGGCGGAGCAGCGCATCTATAACACCGCGCAGCCTGCTAACTTGCGAAAGAACGTGACAGGCGTATTGACCACTGGTAATAAGTACCTTGAGTGTCCTTCAGACTTTCTGTCGGTATATAGCCTTGCCGTATACCCGTACAACACCACAACCGCCACAGGAACGGCTGGTCAAAAGACTATTGTGGTGGCAAGCACAACAGGTATTGCTGTAGACCAGCAAGTTACAGGTACGGGTATTGGTGTAAATGCACAAGTTCGTAGTATCGCGGGCACAACCATTACACTGACTGTTGCTAACAGCGGCGCAGTATCTGGCTCTGTGGTGTTTCAGGGTGATTATCTGTATTTGCTGAACAAGGACGTAAACTTTATCCGTGAAGCCTATCCTTTGTCTGCACAGGTAAGTGAACCTAAGCACTACGCAATCTTTGGCCCCCGGTCAGACAATGTGAATGAGTTGTCTTTCATAGTTGGCCCAACACCAAGCGCAGCATATTACGCAGAGCTTCATTACAACTACTACCCAGAGTCTATTGTCACAGCCGGAACCACATGGCTCGGTGATAACTTTGATTCTGTGTTGTTGTACGGAACCATCTGCGAAGCAATGGTATACATGAAGGGCGACCAAAATATGCTACAGGTTGCTCAAGAGCGTTATGTACAAGCTATTGCTTTGTATAAAAACTTGGCAGATGGCAAACAGCGTGCTGATGCTTATCGTGATGGCCAGTTTAGAACGGCGGTTGCATGAGTAACATTCTGCAAACCCAGACCACTAGCTTTAAAACAGAGCTATATACAGGCGTTCATAACTTAGCTACCAATACGCTAAAGATTGCCCTGTATACGGCTAACGCTAATTTAAACGAGGCAACAACTGTTTACACGACAACCGCAGAGGTTACTGGTGGCGGTTATGTGGCGGGCGGTGTAACGCTAACAGGCGTAACCATTAGCTCTTCTGGATATACAGCTT